TAATACTTCTGGTTGTATCTCGCTTTCCCGTATACTCGGACCCATCCACAAGATCAATTTCTCTCTCCGAAATTTCCGATCCCAAAAGCTCACGACCGGTCACATACAGAGTTCTATACCCATCAATTAGGTTTTCGATGTATTCTCCATCAATCTGCAGGGCCTCACTTGGCAGGGAGTTTTCACTCCCAACCTCGCCCGTGTCTACAAAATCATACATGACTTCGTTCTCCTTTCAGTCTCATCCTCATACTCTCTCGACTCTCCAGCTCTTTCTGCGTAAATTCTGCCGTAACTCGTGCCGCTTCTCTTCCGTTGTACTCAACTGGCACAACGATTGTGTATGTCGCGTTCCGCTGATAGGTGTAACCATCAGATAATTCTTTTTTTGTATCAGTTCTACTTGTATATGCCGTCATGACTGGATCAACACTGGAAATAACCGGAATATCAATTCTGTCATTTATTTCATCGTCCATCCCATAAACTGCAACCATCGGAGTATTTTCTATGCCACCTACTACGACACTTCTCGTTTTTGGCAGGCTCGCCCGGGATGCTGCTGCAGAATTTGCCGCGGCCGCCATCTGTGCCGCAATCGCCTGTATTCTTCCAAGGCTTGCGGCTAATCCATTTGCAAAGCTAATTCCAATATTCAGACCACTGCTATAGGCGCTGCCCGCCACTGACGCAAGAGATGCAAGCACGGCAGAAACCATGCTGATTGCGATTGCCTGTGTTGGCTGGAGTCCGCTTTGTACCCCATCTTTCGCGCTGTCTCCGAGTTTCTTTCCGGAACTCTTAGCTTTTCCCGCGCCGTTGTCAAATGCACTCACTATAGATTTCACGGCACTTTTAGCCTTGTTTCCAAGAGCATCCAACCCGTCATTCACAATACTCACAGAATCCTTCATACTTGTAATGGATTTCTGCGCTGTCTTTGCATTCTTAGCAATGGACTTCATGTTGGAATTTACCGCCAATAGCGCTGCCGCCATTGCAAGTACACCAACACACGCTGCTACCATTGCGACACCGAATGCTACCACTCCGACTGTGACACCAAGTACTGCAACTCCTACTGCAAGCAATCCAACCGCGAGAACCGTGCATCCAACTCCTGCCACAATCGTACCAGCTCCAAATACCGTCATTGCAGCGCCTAACGCCCCGATAGCTACAGATGCCTGTAAGCCATACTCGGCGACAATCGGAAGTACACTTGCCACGATCGCAAGGCCTGCGCTCGCAAGCAATACTGCCGCTCCAACAAGTGCCGCAGCTACACCGAATGCAATCAAACCAACAGCTCCTGCTGTAAGGATGGGAGCTACTGCAGCCGCTACGACCATCAATCCACCAATTGCTACGATCAGGCCGAACATCACTGCGATTGCAAGCGGGCCTGCATTTGCCAGAGAAATTGCGGACATAGTTAATACGGCGATTCCGGCCGCTGCCAAAACAACAGCTGCGCCGAATGCAACAAATCCTGCTGCACCTGCCGATAATGTCGGAGCCACCATTTTTGCCACGATCAGAAGTCCTGCGATTGCAGCTACCATTCCAACTAAAACAGCAACAGCCAATGGTCCCGATTCCGCCACAGCTTTCGCTCCTTGAGCAAGCAAAAAGAAACCACCGCTAATCAGAGCAACTCCTGCACCAAGCATCATAAATGCTTTGGCAGATTCCATAGTGCTTTTCATGCTTTCCCTACTCGACACTCCAACTTCTCTCTGTCCCTTGGAAATTCCAAGCAATTTTCTGGCAATCGCACTAATCCCTGCGCCGGCAAGACCTGCAATCGCACTGGTGAATGCACCTACAAACGGGGCAACACTTTTTGCAATCTTAAAGCCTTTATATGCAACAACAAGTTTGGGAATCTGAGGAATCACTTTCGCAATAACCTCGGAATGCTCCTCTAAAAATCCAGCAAATGTTTGTAAGGCTCCGCTTGCGGAATCCATTACACCGGCGAAAGAACTAATGCTTTCCGTGGATCCAAACGCACCGGTGATCTTTCCGAGATCTTCGCCGATTGCGGAAAAAGCATCTCCAAAAGCGGTCTTTACTTCCAATGCTTCTGTTTTTAAAACATTCCAGTACCCACTTGCTTTATCGAGAAATCCAGTTAATTTTCCTGCGATTGCATCTCCATCAAGATCTCCAATTTTATTAATTATCCCGTCCAAAGATTTAATTGCTCGACCGGATAAAACATCAAATGACGGTGCCAGCTTATTACTTACTGTTTCGGTCAGACCATCCATTGCCTGATCTACAGTCTTATACTCTGTAGCAAGCTTCGTAAATGCGTCATTTGTGCCGACTTTTGCGATAGCATCAAAGAAATCTTCTGTCGCAATTTTTCCGTCCTGCACATTCTGCACCAGCTCCGTGGTAGTCATGCCCATTTCTTTTGCGACTGCCGATATACCAGCCGGAGTCTGTTCGATCATAAGTTTAAAGTCTGCCCAAGCAACTGTTGGTTTCGCTGCCATCTGTGTAGCTTGCTGGCTTAAAGTTTTCATTGCCTGTTTTGGATTCTCAGCTGCCGCCGCAAGCCCTCCGAATCCCTTTACAAGCTTGTTCGTGCTTTTAATACCTACTGCACTCAGCTGAGCGTAAGTACTCGCCATATCAGATGCGCTGTAAATAGTATCTTCTGCAAACTCTTGCAATTCCTTTTTTACAGATGCAATCTCGTCAGCGCCTTTGCCAACCATCGACATGTTTCCGTTAAATGTTTTCCATGCAGCACTGGAAGAATTTAATTCCGACACCATACCGCCAATACTGGATGTGACAGCACCAAATGCCTTTTGTCCAATTCCGGCCATGATTCCAAATCCGATTCCACTTGTGAGCGTGCTTTTTAAATTGCTTACGGTACCCATTGCAGATTTGAAAGCAGACGTAAATCCTCTATCCTGCGCAGATAATATTGCCTTTACGGAAAAACTTTCTGCCATGCCATCACTCTCCTTTCATCATTCTGCCGATTATGTCCAATCTTTCATTTTTTTGCTTTCGGTTCCTCACACAATCTACTTCTTTTTCGTAATCAAAAAACTTTCTGAATCTCTGATAAACTGGTTTAGTCTTATTCTTTCCGACCTTTTTCTCTGCTTTCACAGCAAAATTTAGGAATGCTTGCAGATGATTTCGATAGTCCTTATCTACTTCTCTTAGCTGCACAACCTCCATAAGCAAGGTGTATTCTGGAATTGTCAACCTATCCACTTCTTCAAAGCTCTTAAAGCCAAGATATCGGAAACAATTCAACGCCACCTCTCTGTAGGATTCTTCAAAATCTACATCATCAGCTCTCTCTTCTTCGCTTCTTCCTCTTCCATTCTCTGTTTCTCTTTCTCTACAGCGTCCACGATCTCGTCCGTAGCTTTTTTCGTAGCATTGGCATTCTTTAAGAAACCCATTACTGTTTCTGTAAGATCATCGATATCTGTGTCCTCATCGTCGATATACTCATCTAAAAGGCCTCTTGTCACTCTCGGATTCTGCCCTTTATTCGCAACATCAAGAATGTTTACCAATGCATCCGGATCACCATTTACTAAGTTCATAAGCGCATACCGGAATCCTACGTCTTTTTTTACTCCCGGCGCACCGTCTACCGGGACATTTGTCTGCTTGTTGATCTCTCTCAAAAATCCCATTCCGAATTTAAACTGGTACACCTGTCCGTTAATTGTTAATTCCATCATATTTTTTACCTCCATTAAAAGAGAGCGGTCTCGCCGCCCTCTATGTACATGATCTATTCTTTTCCTACTTTTGCCTTTCCTACTTTACCTCTGCCGATTAAGGCTACATCGTCAGAGGGCATTATTCCCCCTCTTTCACGCTGTCCTTAAACACATAAGCTGCTACTTCCTGCTGCTGTGCAGTTACAGTAACATCCCCTCGTTTTCCAGAGCCGTTAACACCAAAAGTAAGAGACACCTCTACATTTTCATCTGCCGAGGATATGATCTCAAATTCCGTGAGATATCCCTGGAAATACATGCCCTTAAACTTATTCGGACCAGGTTCTGCCGGATCCTCAAGGTTTGCTTCCCAGATTTCAAGCAACTCATCCGAATCCATCGCGTCCTCTAACTCGGAGATTAACTTATCTTTCTTCGCAAGGATAGCAGTGGCCGTGATTTCTGTTTCCGCAGCCCCAGGTGTGCGAATCGTTCCATCCTTCGTTGCTGTAGAGTCTGCATCCTTGCTTTTTGTTCTTCCATTTTCTGTCGTAAACGCAAGATTTTTCGCAGCCTCTTCTTTGGCTTTTCCTGCAAGTCGGTACAAATAGACAATTTTCTTGCCAGATACCGCCTCTGCAAATAACTGTAAACCTGTCTTAAACATGCTTTTTCTCCTCTCTAACTAAAACTAAATTCTATTTCCAGCAACCCGTGTAAAAGAGGCTGCTTTGTTGTTGTATCCGGAAGAATCCTCTGATTTACATTCCGGACATTCCATGCAAAATTTTCGGTATGATCCAGTCTTCTGCATGTGGTTTTGATCGCCAACAGCATTTTTGATACCGTTCCTCTCTGTCTTGGATTGTTGTGCCAAACATGGATTGTCTGATGGACACTGCCAAACACAGCGGTCTTATTCGCATCATCGATCAATTGGCTGTCTGCGAGATAAACAAAAGGATACGGCGTACCATCCGGCGGTAAGAAGCCGTCATATACGTCATATCCTAATGCTTTGATCTCTGTAAGTAATTTTGTAAATAATTCTTGCTGTGGATCCATATCTCACCTCACAAGCTTTTGCAAATCTTTTTCAAACTGTTTCTTTTGCTCCTCAAATGCAGGCTTTAAATACGGCTGCGCTTCCATAAATCGGGTTCCAAGTTCTACGTAAGGCGCATACTCAGCTGTTGGTTCTACTGTGGCAGTCATTCCGCCGTCTGAAATGCCAATACCGATACTCCTTTTCAGTGTTCCAGTATCGACTGGAGCATTCCTCTGCGCTTTTCTTTGCATATCAGATCCATTCTTTTTCACGACCGTCTTGACCGCGCTCATGTCCATCCGCTTCTTCAAGCCTTTATTTAGCGTTGCGATTCCTTCGATTTTTAACGTAGCCATCACTGCACCTCAGATACCACAAACACATGCTTTGTTCGCAGTTTTCGTTCAAAATCCACTCTGTATACTTTCCTTCCAACGCGAATCCTGTGAAATAGCTCCTTATAGTGCGTCTGTAGTTGGATGGTCAAGCTCCCTTGCTTAATCTCACCGTAAACTAAATTCATCGTTTCTGTACCAGTATCAGAAACACTCCCATACCGTTTTGTTTCGGTTGTATAATCTTCCGCATAATCTCCTGTTGTGGGATTGTACGCTCCATGTTCTACCGTTTGAAAATATACAGCTTTATCATACCTCATAGGAATCGCACCCTCCCACGTTTTACCCCGTCTACAGAGTCAAGATACGCTTGTATCTCGTCCATATAGGCGGAAAAATCATTTTCATTGTACGTAGTACTTTCTCCAGCCACGCTATGTGCGGACATGCCCTCAGAGCCAATGCGGTTAAACCGGATCACTGCCACATCCGTAACGATATGCTGCATACTCGATGGCACTTCCATGCCACCAAGAAGCAGTTTCAAACGATTTCGCACAGATTCCAGAATCAGTAAAAGCTTTTCATCGGAATCCCTATCGGAAACGTCAATTCCCAGAAGAATTTTTAAATCATCCAACATTCAATTTCAACTCCTTACGAATTCGCCATAATCCCCTGTTTTTTCATCTCCGCAAGAATCGCATTGATTTTGTTTTTCAGATCAGTCGCTGTTTCTGTCGACAAATCTGCAATCAAAGCCATCTGTTTCACGCCGCCAAGCGTTGTTTTGTCCGCCGCTGGAAGAGTGTAACTTGGTCCCGCTGGTCCCTGTGCGCCCGGATCTCCCTTGTCTCCTTTCGGTCCTGCTACTCCTTGATCGCCTTTTTCGCCTTTTGCTCCTGCTGGTCCTACTGGTCCTGCTGGTCCAACCTGCTCATTCTTCACGCCCTGCTCTAACTTATTCAGTTTCTCTGCTGTAATAACGTCTCCATCGCTCCATGTTGTTGGTGTATATGCCATATCTACTACCTCCGTTATATTATTTCGCTTTTCCTACTTTTGCCTTTCCGATCTTCCCACTGCCAATCAAGGCGGTATCGTCAGTGGGTACTACCCCACCGACACTTTAACTACAGCTTTCTTGTTGTCATTCGGAATAAATTCTCCAGCCTTACCAGCTCCCTGCAAAGCTACACCGTCGAAATCCTCGGATTCGATTGTTCTCGCTGTGTTAATTCCGGTAAATGCTTTTGCAACTCCGGCAATATATGCATAGGCGCATTCTTTAGACTGGAATAATTCGTCCGGAATCTCCTCTACAAGGAATCCCTTGAACTTCACAACTTCATTGCCATCAATGTTTACAGTGGAGTTTTTAGCAGACGTATTCAAAGGATGATCCACAACGGCATTGTACAGATCGGAACAAGCCTTAATTTTTTTCGTTCCAACCGCTTCAATATTATTGAAATACTTAGAAAGTTCATTGAACAACTTCAAAACATTGTCTGCCGTATAATCAGTAACGCTTAAAGTTTTTCCGGCAGATGTGGAAATAAATTTTCCATGCTGCTTATTAAACTGCTTTGTTTTTGCCCGAGACTGCAGTTCCAAGCGATCTGCTACCGCAACATCAAAATCATTATTTACGGTGTGGCGGTCAATCCCCTCATGGAAATTCCATCCCCAA